ACGAATGTGACCGGCGCACCTGCGCCGTTCCCGTCCGACTCGTTTGGCGTGCCGCTGATCACAACTGACGCAATCATCGACACCGAGCCGCTGGAAACCTGATGAGCCTCTTTGAGTCTGCGATAACTGCCGGGCTGCAAATGTCACGGCAGGCCGCTGGGGTGCCCGTCACGGTAACACGTGGCGGCACCACCATCACGGTTGCGCAGGCTATTCAGGGAGAGACGCAGAAAGTGCCACTGGCGGATAATTCCGAGATCACGGTAGACGCGGCCGACTGGTTGATTCCGGTCGCCGCGTATACCCTCGGACAGCCGCAAAACGGCGACATCATCACGCGGAGAATTGACGGCACAGCGTACACCTACACCGTTGAAACTCCCGACTACGGGCAGCAGGCGTGGGATTGGTCAGACACGGCTAAAACCACCTACCGCATCAGAACCCGCAAGGACGGCGGCAGCGCTTACGACGTAAGCAAACCCAACGGCTTTGATTTGGCCGGGAGTGAAATGCGGTATGACTGAGCCAACAATTGAGGGGTTGCAGGAGTTGACCCGACTATTTCAGCAGATGGAAACAAAGAGCGGGCGCCGAATAGTGAAGGCCGCACTGCGTGCGGCGGTTACTGAAATTGGCAAGGAAATGCGGCGCGAACTATCGCCGAAAGTAAAAGAGGCACGCCGGTCAATTCGTGGAATTGTCAAAGGTAGCAAGCGAGTTACGGCTAAGGTTGGCGTGCATGTTGGCAAGGGCCGAGATGCACAACCCGCCAAAAAAAGAACGCCAAGCACGGGCGGCGGTGTTGGTATCGGTGCACGCAATGTGCACTGGTGGATTCTGGGCACAACGGAGCGTTTCCGAGGCCGCAAGCGTAAAAGCAGATTTGCGCGTGCAGGGAAGTCGCTGGTTTCGACCGGGCGAATGCCAGCACAGCAGGCCGGGCTGGCGTCGCTGGCATTTCGCCGCGCGGCTGGCAGGCTTCCGGCGTTGATGCAAGCGCGTGCGGACAAGCAGTTACAAAAAGAGCTTGCCCGCAAAGGGCGGTAATTGAAAGGGATGAGCAATGGCCAAAGTTAAAGTCAAGGGCACGGTAATCAAGCAGGAAATCGCCTCAGTGCTGACCGCCGTTGCGCAGATTACAGAATTTAGCAGCAGTGGCGCTGAGTCAGAAACATTCGAGGCAACGACCATCGACACCAGCGGAGCGGGAAAAGAGTACGCGCCAACGGGCTACAGCGAGGGCGGGAGTTTCGATTTCAGCATATTCTACGACCCGGCGCTTTCTGGGCATCAGGCAATCACGGACCTCGTGACAACACCGGCCGAGTGCAACTGGGATATCACATTTGCCGACACCGGCGGAAGCAATTCAACCATGACGAGCGCGGGCGTCGGGTTCAGCTTTACCGGCGCAATGAACGACGGCCTGAAAGCCGACGTGTCGCTGAAACTGGATCAGTTGATCGGTTACACAACGTGAGATTGAGCCATGCAAATTAAGCTGATTCGCAGCGACCTTGGCGTTGCCGCTGGGGCTGCTGATTCCAAAGACATGATACACCGCGACGGCCGCCGATGGTGGCGTTGCGGTGCAATCATCGACGTGCCACAACGCGCGTGTGAAATTCTCGTTGGCAACGGCGATGCAGAGCCAGCAGACGAAGAGGCAGAAGCGGCATGCAAGGGGTGGCGTGACAAACGCGCGGCCGTGCTGGAATCGCGCGAGATGCTGGCGCGTGGTATCGAGCCAGAGGACCGGGAGGCGTTTCGGCGGGGTGAGCTTACGGGGTACGACGCAGACGGCAATTCAATCAACGAGGGGGAAGAATGAGCAGGCAAGTTATCGGGCGTGAGGCGTTTCTAAACGGGTTGGCAGATACACCGAAAGAGGATGTGCCAGTGCCCGAACTGGGCGACGGTTGCGTTGTGCCAGTGTGGGGCATGACCGCAGGCGAGCGCACGCGGTTTGAGCGAGGTTTCACCAGTAAAAGCGGCGCAACCATTGATGCAAGAATACAGGAGTTTCGCGAACGGCTGGTTGTGGCGTGCTGCCGCGGCGACGATGGCGCACCGATTTTCACCATTGACGACGTTGCAGCAATTGGCAGCAAACGCGCCGACGTACTTGAAAGAATTGTAAACGCCGCACAGCGGCTGTCCGGGATGAGCAAGGCGGACATTGAAGAAACGGTGGGAAACTAAAGCGCGACCCGGCAAGGCTGTTTGCCGCAAGGCTGGCGGCCGCGTTGGGATACACTGACCCGGAAGCAATGCTAGACAGCATGACGCCGGATCAGTGGCAACACTGGCAGGCTGTTGATTGCGTCGAGCCAATCGGCAACCGCGGTGTTGAAATAATACTGGCACGCATCGGCGAATTGTTGGCGGGCTTTGTTGGCGCTGAAATGAAAGCCGCAGATTTTGCACCGTGGCTGGCACCATCACGCGGAAATAAGTTAACACCGAAACAGTCAGGGGCGGCAATCGCGCAGCATCTGCAACAAATTGCAAGGCGGTAAAATGGCAAGCGCAAACAGCCTAGTTGTAAACCTTACCGCAAAAACATCTGCATTCGAGCGTGGTATTGCACGAGCGCGGCGCCGCATTGTTGCGTTTGCTGCATCGACACGCAGAACACTCGCAGGCGTTGCCCGTGCGGTGATGAATCCGGCAACCGTTTTGGGCGGGTTTGCTGCAGGTGCTGGCGTTGGCAGTGTTGTGCGGCTGGCGTCTGAAGTCGAAACACTGCGAGTGCAGTTTAAGGTGCTGACCGGATCAGCCGAAGACGCAGCGCGAGTGATGCGAGACGTTCAGCGGTTTGCGGCCGAGACGCCATTTCAGCAAATGGATATTGCAGACGCGGCGCGTATGCTGATCAGTTTCGGAACCGGCGCAAGCACAGTCGTTGATGAATTGCGAATGCTGGGCGATCTGGCAGCGGGCACCGGGCAACCGCTAGGGCAGCTTGCAGAGATCTATGGTAAGGCACGCGTGCAGGGGCGGCTATTTGGTGAGGATATCAACCAGCTGACAGGCCGCGGGATACCGGTGATTCAGGCACTGGCAAAGCAGTTTGGTGTTGCAGAGTCCGAAGTCAAGAAGCTGGTTGAGCGCGGGCAGGTAGGCTTCCCACAACTGCAAGCAGCACTGCAAAGCATGACCGGGCCGGGCGGCAAGTTTAACGGCCTGATGAAAGAGTTGAGCACCACAACGGCGGGCAAGTTCAGCACGCTAATCGACAACCTTAAACAGGTGGGGATTATCATTGGCGAAGCCTTACTACCGGCCGCAAATGTTTTCATTGACGCGATTTTGTCGTGGGGCGAACAGATAAAAACCTTCGGGAGCATTGCCGGAGTTGTGCTCGGCAATTTGCAGCAGGCGTTTGCCGTGGCGTTTGAAACTGCACAGGGGTATGCAAGCGCAGCCTTCACGTTCATTATCGACAGTGCGACAGTGATGGTGCAAAACATCGCCGCCAGCATCGGAAACGTTTTTGCTGAGCTGCAAGCGTATTTGCAAAACATTGGCGAGCAAGTGGCGGCCGCGCTGGGGCTTGCTGATCAGCCGCTAAACATCCAAGCAGCACCGGGCCGTGCGTTGCTGGAAATGCCGAAATTTAAGCCGCCGGAGCTGGGGCCAATTGCCAAAGACTTTGCAAGCAAAATTGAGCAGGCCATTGCGCCGCCGGAAATGCCAGCAATAAACGCGCAGGCCATTGACGAAGCCTTGCAGGTGGGCGAGCGCACGGCAACCGCAACCAGCACGCAGGCAAAAGCGGCGGCAGCAATGGAGCGTGGTTCGGCCGAGGCGTTTTCAACAATTGTGCAGTCGATGCTGGGCGGCGGCGATTCGACAACATCAGCCATTGACAACATGAAAAAAGCGGTGGTCAACGAGTTGCAAAAGCTCAACAAAAAGCAGCCGGTGGAATTGCAGGAGGCCGGGCCGTGACGATCACATACAAAGGCGAAATCAATCTCGGGCAGGCACGCAACAGCCTAGGCATCCGCACGTACACACGGCAGTTTCGGCTGACGACCTCGCTGAATACAGAGCGAGAATATGACGTCGGTAGCCATGCAAGCCTGCCGCAGATTGGCAGCGTGCACCCGTCAGACTCAGCGGCGTATTGCGTGGGGCTTTCCGTGGATCACACAGAACCGCGGTGGGGCTGGACGGTTACGGCGGAATACACAACACAATATGAGCGAGCGACAAACCCAACGAACGACCCGGCGCAAATCAGTTGGAGCAGTGAGCAATTCCAGCGTGTAATGGCACAAGATAAAGACGGCGACGCGGTGATGAATTCGGCTGGGGATTTTTTCGACCCGCCGGTGATGATCGACGACAGCCGCCGTGTTGCGACCGTGAAAAAAAATCTCGCAACCGTGCCAACGTGGTTGCTTGATTACCAAGACGCTGTGAACAATGACGCGTTCACAATCGACGGCGTATCAATTGCAATCGGGCAAGCCAAAATGCAAACGGTAAGCGTTGACGTGGAGCAGGAACGCAACGGCGTAACATTTCGGCCGGTCACGTTTACCATACAGTTTCAGCGGGATCTGTGGACGGTCAAAGTGCTGGACGCAGGATTCCGCGACATTAACGGCGACCGGATCACGAGCGACGACGGGACCGACGTAACACAACCCGCACCGCTGAACGGCAGCGGGTTGGCATTGGCAAACCCAACACCGGCCACCGCGCAGTTCATCACATTTGACGCGTACAAAGAACGGGCGTTTTCGAGCCTACCCCTGACATGAGCGGATTCCTGATCAATGCTGAGTTACTCGCACTAATCCGGCGGACAATTCGCCAGGTGCTGGGCGAGTACCGCAATGCAGAAGGGCACCGGGGCCGATACCAGCAGAGCCAGCGGCGATTGCAGGGCGTGCTAGACTTCGATCTGGACAGCGCCGACGCATGGGAGGATGCACCGTCGACGGCGACGTTCAGCGTGTACGCCAAGGACAGTTCTGGCGACATGGCAGACACCGGCCGCAATGTGCTGGTCACTAACCGGGCGCTGTTCCTCGCATACACCGCGGGCACGTATTGCAAGATTGAATGGATTGATGGCGAGTGGCAAATCTACGCCGCGGATTGCACGGGGTGAGGCATGCAGGCGGGGCACTGTTGTCAATGCAAGGGCGGTGAGCGGGCGATCACTCTGAAGGGCTTGCAGGCGTCTGACGGCGTCACGCAATGGGAGTGGGGGCCGGGCTGGAAATCCGCGCGGGTGTATGGCTCAACCGATTTTGTGGCGCTGACGCACGACAACACAACCGGCAACAATGTCGCGGCGACAGTATCAGACAATCAGTTTCGCGCGAATTACAACGGGGCCAGCGATAGCTACGTGAACAACAGCCGCCGGGGCGTGACCATCGCAGACATCGACGGCACCGCAGGCACCGATACAACAACGGCGGTTGATTGGATTCTTGACATTTATTCGCCCGACTACCCGCAATCTGTCAACCTGTTTGGTGGCGGTGATTCTGCCGGGCTGAGTGGCGGCGAAATGGCAATCAACGGGCACGTTGCACCGGCCGTTGTGTTCACGACGAAAACGAATCTCACGACGACATCAACCAAGGTTTACGAATTTCTTCCGCACACGCAGCAAGCTGGTAGTATTTACCTCAAGACCGCGCGAGGATTCGGGGTTTCGTTGTCTCTGCAGTCCACCGTAACAGTCGCGCACAACAGCACAGCGGCGGCAATGGCAACAGCAGTCGCGGCCGCACCTGATGTATCATCGGCCAGCGCAACCGGCGGGCCGTGGCCACATTCGGCAATCACATTGACGGTGACGTTCAGCAATGCCGACGGGCATATTGATCACATGTTAAACGACACGCGGTACGTCGTCGCAACATTCCCTTACACGATCTACCGCAGCACAGCCGCGTCCGTGTTTACCATCGACCCGAGCACCGGGAGCATTGCGAGCGATGTTGGTTACCTCATGGGCAACGGATCGGGCAGCAGCGGCGACTACCTGCTGCCGTCCGGGTTGCCGTTTCCGACTACGACAATTCCGCGCACGGCTGGCGCGTACAGCATTGAGGCGGCCGCGTCCGGGCGGTTTGTCTGCCAGAGCCAAGGTGCGACATCCGGCACGTTTCAACGGACGCTGGAGGCGTGGAGTTACAGCGGCGGCACGTGGTCGCAGGACTGGGTACGGTTGCACAACACGGCAAGTGTCCGCACGCGTGG